GTTTTGTAGGGCGATTCTTCCACGGGAAGGTCGGCTTCGACACCTGAACCCGTGCCACCGATTGAGTAGCCACGGAGTTTGCCTTCCTTCACAAGTTCCCAAGCCCACGGTTCCCACTGAACGCCGAGGAAAACGGTTCCGGCGGGGAATGAAACCTGCTTGATTTCACCACTGTCTGCCTGAAGCATTGGAACGGTGACTTCGTGCGGCCAGGTGAGGGCTTCGAGCCATTCTCCCGCCACAATGTCCACGTTGTGCTGAAGGCGAATCTGCCTGTCTCCGTTGCGGACATAGCCCCAGAGTGCTTCTTGGAGTTCCTGCGGGTCAGTCCACTCGCCGTGAGCGTCTGAGCGGTAAGGCACATACCACGGGCCCATTGTGTAGCGTTGTTCGTCCGACTTGCGAATTTGATTGGGAATTGACTCGGATTTTTGCAGAAGGTTTGCGTCCTGCATAACCTCAGGGTTCACTTCTTCGATAACAGTCATATTTTCCGGCACAAACTTGGGCTTGCGGCGGAAACTGCCGACGAATGAACCTACTCCGCCACCGTTGCTCGGTGCGTCAATGTGGACGCTGGAAACGTCGGGGTTATTTTTGCGGTAGGAACGACGGGGGGTGTCCTCAGACTCGTCCTCGTCATCTTCCATGTCTTCTTCTTCTTGGTCTTCGGGAGAGCCAAAAATGTCCTCGTCTTCTTCGTCACTGTGACGACCAAAGCCAAAGAACTTGTTGTATTCGACTTCAGAAGTGGCTTCCGCCTCTTCCAAAACTCCGACCATATTCAAACGACACCAACCGTCAGCGTCGCACTGCACGGCAACCCATTGGCAACCGTTGAGAGTGCCCGCCACGCAGTTCGAACAAGTCAAACCACGCTCACGGAACGGTGAAATCGAGACGTAGGACACGTCAGTCGTGGGGAAGCGACCCAGATTTTGAACCGTCTCGTCCAAATCTTCGGCAAGTTCAACCTGCCACGGGTCTAGACCGTCCTTCCAATCCGAACCCAACATTTCACTATCGTCAGACGACGATGAATCGCTGGAATCCGAACTGTCGCTTGACGAAGAAGAATCGCTACTGTCCGAGTAGTCGCTCGAAGACGAAGAACTGTCGTCGTATTCGGAAGAATCTTCCATAGAACTGTAGTCATCTGAGTCATCTTCGGTGTCTTCTTGCATAGCCGAGAGAATGGCTGCGACAGTAGCGGGGTCTAGCGTCACCTGAACGTCCGTGGAAGAATCATCTTCAATGTCGGCGGGGACGGGGCTAGGCGTGAATGAGAACGGGAAGCCCACAGCCTTCTTGCTAGGAACCATTTTGAGGGAAACCTCTCCGTTTTTTTCCACAGCGGTCAATGTTGCGGTTTCGTAACCCTCGTTGAGTAACCGTGCGGCGTATTCCCGCACCTCATCGTCAATGGACTTGTTGATAATGACGCTAGCGAGTTCGACTTCTTCTATTACGTCAATAATCTTTGAGTTGTCCACAACTTCTCCCACTATTCGTTTACTAAAATGCTACTGCGTGTTTCCAAAACAGACGGTCTACGCCCGTGGTTGCCGTGCCTTTAAAGCGGTGGCGGGCGAGACACGTCGAAGGGTTGTGCGCTTCTTCTTGGGTCGTGCGCTCATTTTACGAAGACGTAGGGTCACGACGTAGTTCCTTGGTTGTTAGTGAGCGGGCCGTTCATGCCCGTCTTGGGACGCTTAATTTGCCGTCCGACCTTGCCAGCGGTGTTGCTACCGCCCGTCTTGCCTTTGCCCTTCTTAGAGCCTGCGCCGACGGTGGGGGGTGCTTGTCCGGTGTATCCGGCAGAGGTAATGTCCGCTTGGAGTCCACTACCGCCAGACATATCGCTCAGACCACCTTGCGGATTTTGAACGCCTGAGGCTTCGGTGTTCCCCTCGGTGCTTGCACCGGAAGGCTTCTCCGCCACAAAAGGCTTGTTGTGGTCTTCGGCGGGCGTGTCTGCAACGGTCTGACCGCCATAACGTTTGTTGTCCGCCAAACCATTTGCCTCCGGCTGAAAACCAGGCAATCCCGCCAACTCTCGGAGGTATTCTTCCAAATTGTTGTCGGGAGTAAGCAACTTGGCGTTGGTGATGTTCGTGAGGAACGCACCGAGTTCTTGCAAGTCCACGGCGGAAATCTGACCGTATGCCAACTGCGGGCAGCGAGCCGTGTCCATGCCGTTGAGTTGCAGAAGGCGGGGAATGGCGTGAGAGTTGAAGACCTCAGCAATAAGGCGAACCCACGATTCCACTGCGGAGACAAAGAGGTCTACCTTTGAGGTTCCGAGGGCAAACGAACCCACCGATTCGTGACCGAGCATAATGAAGTCCGCCAGAACCGTCATAGCAATATGTTGGTTGTAGCGGGTGATGATTTGGTCGGTGTTGAACTGACGGTTTCCGCCCGACGACAGCAACTTGAAGTCCACAAGGGGCTTGCCTGCTTCGTCAAAGATTGCGGGCAAAATAATGCCTTCGGTCTGGTTACGCTTTACACCACGGACGATTGCTTCCATAGCGGCAAGTGCGGATTTTTCCGCAGGGGTAGCCGAGGACGACAACCATTCTGGCGGAACATACGCCATTGGCAGACCAGCAAGGTCACGCTCAACGCCGACGGCTTCGAATTCTTCGATACGACGCTTGTAATACCACGACTTGAAGGCGTTGCGGAGAACTGAGCGACCCTCAGGGTTTCCACGGGCGGTGGTGGTGCGGAAAAGGAGTGCCTTCTCAATTGGAATAACGTTCAAGCGACCCGTCGTCGGGTCACGCTGAATCATTGCCTTGATTCCACCACTCTCGTCAAACTGCCACTGCCAGAGCGAGTCTTGGGTTCGCATAGCAATCTTGCGCCAGCCGATTTTGTTGTCGCTGTATTTGGAACGTTTGGCGGGGTCTTTTTGCTTCGGCCCCTTGCGCTGCTTGTAAATCAGTTCGAAGAACGACCAGCCGTAGGGCAAAAACGACAAAACTGCAATAATGAGTTCGTGCCAACTGTGCGACATATCGTCCATACACTCGGCAACAAACTGTGCGACGGCACGGTCATTGTCCGTGGGAGTTTCGCCCGTGGTGTCGTCGTAGGGGTCAATGCGCCAATCCACTTGAAGGATTACACGCTCGATTGCGAATAGCATTGCGCCAATAATCGGGTCATTTTCCGACATATCCCGATAGGCGGTCTGGGCTTGCTTACCTCGAAGTTGAGGGAGGATATCGTCAATGACGAATCCACCCGTGCGCCATAGACCTGACGCACCAAGTTCTGAGAAGTTGTCTAAGGGAATCTTCTCGTTATCGGGCATCTCGACTCCGTGCGTCTATTTGCTGGCTTGCTTCCAGAAGGCTACTACCCTTTTTCACTACAGAACTAATCCTTTTCCGTTGAGTGATAGAGTGCCCGCCCCAGACCCCAAACGGTTCTTCCAAACCAAATTCGAGGCACTCGTAACGAACGGGGCATTTTAAGCACAATTTGCGAGCCTGCGCTAAGTGGTTTGCGCCGTGACCCGTATTGCTTTCGGGGAAAAACGTGTCGAGGTATTGGGCTTTTATTTCACTGTTTCGACAGATTGCCTCGTCGAACCACGACGGCGAACGCATTGCTTCGGCAAGGTCATACTCAATAGGTATGACTTCTTGGGGATTTGGGTCAAATGCACCCAAAAACTCCCAACTCATTAGAGGTCGCCTTCATGTATTGAGCAAAAGGCTAGGAACCTGAGAGCCTCAGATTCGGTGAATCCGACTTCACGCATTGCCACATACGATTCGTGCAACTCCGTGAACGCCATATGAAGGGCAAAAGAGGTTATAAGCCCCTCGTTAAGAGAGGCTTCTCCCGTAATGTCCTTGTCGAACTCGTCATTTCCCGCAGGTTGTTCTTCCACGGAAAAATAATTTACAACATTTTGGAACTAGACGGGTGGATAGCCACAAGATGTAGTGGACAAAAAGCAAGCACCCACCCACGGAGGCTGGTAGGAAAGGAGGTAACTTTCCAGCAGTTCGCCCCCAACAAGAAAAGGGCTATCCGTGAGTGGGTCTTGCAAACGGTTGCCGACCCTAAGGGCGAGGGTTCAGCACCGACCTGTGGTTAGAACGGCTCGTCGTTGTAGTCCAACGTCGCCTGTGAGCGAGTCGGGGCTGGTGACGAAGTTCCGCCGTCCTGACGCTGGGTCTTGGTGGCGAGAACGGTTGCCCAGCGGACGCTTGCGCCCACTTCGTCCACGTTCAACTGCAACTTTGAACGCTTCTGTCCGCTCTCCTTGTCCTCCCAAGACGACTGCTTTAAAGAACCCGTGACCATAAGACGAGTGCCCTTCGAGAAGGAGTTAGCGAAGTTCTCCGCCATTTCTCCAAAGATAGAGCAGTCAATGTAGGAAGGCTCTCCGGCTTCCCATTCGCCCGTCTGGGGGTTCTTCTTGCCGTGGTTCTTGGCAATCGTGAAGTTCACATACGGCTTACCGCCCTGCGTGAACTTGATTTCGGGGTCGGCAACCAAGTTGCCGATTTCTGTCGTGGACATTTTGTCCCTGCTTTCTGTGTAGGTAATGCTTAGTTGGTCGTCGGTTGCGTGAGCAACGTCTGAGCCGCACTAATAGTAGCAAGGTTGAGTGATACTTGTCTACCCCTACCGGAAGCAATTTCTCGACGCACCTCGGTCTTGGTGAGTTCAGTGAGTTCGAGAATCCAATCAACGGCTTCGTGAAGCATTTGAAGACGGATTTTGTCTAAAGCGACAGCAGCCTTCAGACCTTCTTCAAGGGCTATTGTTCGCGCCCGCTCTGATGTGAGTGCTTCGTTGTCCATAGGTTCATTCGCATTTTATGAAACGAACCTAACACCGAGTTTTGGAATTGGTATGGATACAGCCGTCCAGCGACGGGGGTTATGGGACGAAGCGGTTGGACGCAGACAGCGTTCGCAGTGCGTCGAGATTCGCCTTCATAGCGGAGATTGCTTCTCGTAGGGTCGAGAGATTGTTCTTCGAGAGGAACGCCTCACGACGTAGTTCAGCCGTCCGCACGGTTGCCTCGTCATCTACGAGGTCTACGGTTGCCTTCTCGCCACGCTCTCTAGCGTCGTAGCGGAACCGCAGACGCTCTTGGGCGAAGGCGATTTCGTAGTCCGTCTCAGCGATAGCCGCCTTGCGACCAGCCTCACGGATTTCCTCAATCAGCGAGTTGAGAGCGTCCTGATACCGCTCAATTTGTTCCTGAATCTGCTCTTGCGTCAGCACAAATCCTCCTTTGAAGACGACGAAGCGAGGCTAAGGATAGCCCCTAGCCCCGCCACGTCGCAACTAAATATTTAGAGATACCGCTTAGCGCAGTCCGGGCCGAGTCCACGGTGCAGGCTGGCGGGGACGGTGAGGGTGTGACCGCAAGCGGCACAGGTTCCCGAAGCGAGGGCGACAGCCTCCGCCACGTTGAGGAACTCCTTACGGGCTTCGTCAAGGTCGCCCGTGAAGAGCAACTGCGTTGCAGCAATGACCTTCTCCGACGGGTTGGCGGAACGCCAGACCTTCAAGCCCTGAGCGGTGATGAAGCCGAAGCCCTTGTAGTTCACGTTGTTGTCCGTGCCGTTGAGGACGCTGACCTGAATCTGCCCCTTGGCGAACGAACACTTGGAAACCTTCAGCGTGACCCAACCGTTCTGACCGTCGGTGACGGTGTAGATACCGAGGGGAACCTCACGGGTGGGGGCGGTGTTGGCAACGACCTGAGCGTTCTGCGCCCGACCAGAGCCGACCTTGCGAGAGCAAGCGAGCAAAGCGTCAATGACCTGCGAAGCGTCCGCCTTCGAAAGCAACTCCGCCTCCGCCTTCTGACGAAGAGCGAACGGGGCGTTGCGCTGGTCGAGCAAGTCCTTGATGTAGGACAACTGACGGTCAGTCGCGAAATCGTAGTTGGTGTTGTATGTGGTGTTCATAGTTTCCTCCTTGTTGAACTTCACAACTTGAAGTATAGGGGGGTTGTGTGACGTAAGCAAATCAAAGCAAGTATTTGAGACAAGTTTTTTGTGCCTTTCATCAGGGAATTTACAAATTCTTGAAAATTCTTTGGACAATTTGGGCTGGAAGACCCGCTTATGTAGGTGAGAAGGAGGTTCGAATGGAAATGCCATTCAATCAAATGCCTAGTGGCTTGGGCATTGCTCACTACTTCATTGAAGAGTGTGCGGGTAAGTCACAGGGGTCGGAAGGTTTCGACCTTTATCGTGAAGGCGACGACTACTGCTATGTGTGGAAGCAGTTGGAGTGCGACTTCGACTACGAGGCTTTGTATCTCTTGGAGGTTCGCACCTCAATCAACGGCGAAGAGACACGGGATTTTCTTATGGTCGTGAACAAGGGCGGCAAGGTTGTTGCGGAATGGCGCAACAAGCCCGTCCATGTCTTTTGCTCGAAGAACGAGTGGAACGAACACATGGCTGACGGTCTTCGTTGGTTCGCTAACAGCACTATCTTCAACTTTGCCGACGACTACGAGGACTAGTGAGCGTCCTCGTAGTGTTCGTGGTGGTGGGCGATTTCTTGATTGAGTTCGTGGAGGGCTTGCTCTGCCATTAGCAGGGCAGCCTCCGCTTCTTCAAGACGGTCATCAAC